ATGCGTATCCTTGTGTGTGGCGGTCGGGATTTTTCCGACCAGGCATTACTCACCCGCAGCCTGGCACGGCTGCTGCGTGACAACACCTTCAGTCTGCTGATTCACGGCAATGCCAGTGGCGCAGACCGGCTGGCCAGCCAGTGGGCCCATGACAGCGGTGTGGACCAGGTCAGTTACCCGGCCAACTGGGTGGCCCACGGCCGGGCGGCGGGCCCCATGCGTAACCGGCGCATGCTCCATCACGGACGGCCCCAGGCCGTGGTGGCCTTTCCCGGCGGACGAGGCACCGCCAACATGATTCAGCTGGCCGAGGATGCGGGCTTGCCAGTCTGGCAACCGGCGCTGGATGGCGAAGATGGCCTGCCCACGGCCCAGGGCCTGGTCGCCCGCTGACAGCCCCCGCTCTTGTCTTTCAGCACACAGGACGCCGTGACAACGCCGGTCCCGGTGTTCCCGGTGGAGGCCACTGGGCAAAGCAGGTTGGAGAGCGGGTTGGAGAGAAACAGCAGCCGGGGACCGCAGTTTCAAGGGGATGAGCGAAAGCTGGGGCGCAGACTGTCTGTGACTGCAGAAACGAAAAAGGGCCCGCCGTAGGCGAGCCCTTTAAATATGGTGGGTCGTGCTGGATTCGAACCAGCGACCAATTGGTTAAAAGCCAAGCAGTTAAAGCGATGCAACCTTTTGTATTTTATGGATTTGCCCCTATAAAATTTCCCCACTTTGCGCGATGCAGTCGGTTTTTTAAGTAACTGTTTCCCTTGAGTTTATTTAACTCGAAACCGCTTTATTGGGGAAAAAATTTCAACCTGTTCCAGGGGCAAGCATCTCCGCCTTATACTGTCCATCCATACAGTATAAAGGTGCATCATGACCACCCTCCTTATCGGCCCTTTCCGGCCCACCAGAACCACCTTGCTGCCCTGCTTCACAGAACGCGTATCCGCCGGTTTCCCCTCCCCTGCCAGGGGGTACATGGAAGACCCGCTGGACCTGAACGACCTGTGCGTTCGCCGCCCAGCGGCCACCTTTCTGATGCAGGCCACCGGCAACGCCATGACAGGGGCCGGGATATTTGATGGGGATGTGCTGGTGGTGGACAGAAGCTTGAAGGCCCGCCACGGGAGCCTGGTGATTGCGGAGCTGGCAGGTGAGCACATTGTTCGCCGGCTTCAGCTGAAACCGCGCCAAGGGCTGCTACCTGAGAATGAGGAATACCAACCGATCTGGCTGGATGACGAAGTGCCGGCACACGTCTATGGTGTGGTGACATGGACCGTCAGGAACCACCGGGGAGGCAAACGCGATGTGCGGGAGGATGGACATCGACGAGGCGCCGATAAAGGAATTTGTGCGGGATACCCTCAATATTGAGCTGGACCTGCACACCAATCACGATTTACGGCCGACCCAGACCGTGGCCACCATCGGGAACGACCGGCAGCAGGTCAATCCCACTTGGGGTATCCAGCCCGCCTGGGCAAAGAAACTACTGATCAACGCCCAGAGTGAAACTGTCGCTGAGAAGAAGACTTTCCGGAACGCCTTTGCCGAATCACGCTGCATGGTGCCCTGCTCTGGCTGGTACGAATGGCGTGATGAAGGCGGGCCCAGAAAGCAGAAGTATCACTTCGCAGCAGCTGACGGGAATCCGCTGCTGATGGGTGGGATTCTGTTTCCCGGAGAAGAAGGCCCGAAGCTGATCACGCTGACGATCGACCCCAACAAGGAATGCGCCGAATACCACCACCGCATGCCCCAGTTCGTGCCGCACCAGCACCTGGAGCAATGGCTTACCGGATCCGTGGAAGAAGCCTTGCAGCTGGTGACGCCGCTGCCTGACGGCAGCGTTCAGATTCAGCGGGCATGATATTCAGCAATAGCTTACAGCCGCCCAACCTGAAATCTGAGAATCTGACCCTGCCCGCCGCCGGCCACTGTTCTCTCCATTTTTTGGGCCAGCGACTATTGTGTCAGCGATCCAGCGGCGGGTTTTTCCTACCGGTACGTACCTATAGGTACAGCACAAAAAAAAACACCCCTCCGCTTTGACTTCATCGAACGTTTGACTACATGCTTATTTACAGAAGGGGGCAGGCATGCCCCTGGAAGGGAAACGGGCCAGCGTTGCAGCGCCAGCCCGTTTGTAACTAAACCAGCTGTAGCTTGGCGATCAAACTAAGGGCTTAGTAAGGTTACTATTTGATGTTGCACTATTGCGCAATAATGCGTCAACAACATCAGGCCCTTTCGCTCGCCATCCTGCAGCCAACAAAGAGGGCTGAGAGATGCTTGTACATCCCCCAGAACCTTTCTGGTGGATCGTGGTGCGATCGCTTGAGCTATTGCTCGTGCTGTTGCGCATGACCCGCAGGAAGTAGCTACAGGCCGGCAGCAATGCCGGCCTTTTCTATGGAATACAGCGGGCGGCCTTGAAATTGAACGAGGCCGCCCCTACCTTCTCTATTCAATTAATAGCACAAGAGGTCCACATGGGACGTGACAAAGCAAAGGACGACAGATTATTCAATTGCAGCGAACCTCATGAGGCAGACTACGTTGCCGGCCTCTACCCAGGCCACGAAGAAGAAGTGCGTGAGCTTCTACAAAAATTATGCCTGGCAGGGGAGATAAAGAACTCTACCCACTTGGAGGTATACCGGCTGATTAAGGAAAAACTTAAACTCTCGATACCTCTAATAAAACTCAGAACCCTAGATAAGCCCAAACCCAAAAAGTAAATACCCAGGCAGTTAGATAGAGCCGCACCGGCTCTATCTACACCTCAACCACCGACGTTGTCAGCGCAGGCACTTCATAAGAAAGCCGCCCATCCTCAATCATCGCTTTCTTGGTAGCCGCCACGCCCTCCCCCTTTACCGTGATATTGGTGCCATCCCGGGTTTGCACGGTGCTGGTACCGTCCCCATTGTTGCTCTGCACAGTCACCACGTAGCGGCCCTCACCCTGCAGCAACCGCCGGAATTTCAGCCATGGATTGCGTGTACTCATGCATTTCGCTCCAGTGTCACTGATTGATAGACAGCCGCTCCACCGGCCCGCTGGGCTGAAATCTGGTTGGCCAGAACCAACCCCATATAATCCAGCTGGCTGTCATCATGGATAACCTTCACCAACATGCCTGGCACCAGAATGCCAGGTGCGGCACCGTTTTCAGGGATGATGACGCTCAGGGTTTCCACCACCTTGTTGCCCGACCCAGCCAGCTCAGCTTTACCGCGGCTGATGGCAGACTGCGAATCAGTGATCAGATCGTCGTAAATATCCGGCATGGGGTCGGTGCCCCCGCTACCATCGCGCTGCACATCGACGGCTTCGCCCTGGCTGATGCCACTCACATAGCAGGCATTGAACGCCGGCGCCGGCTCATACTGGGCAGACCGGCTGCGCACCATGCCGATATAGATCGCCGCATCAGGCGTGGCCGTGCCCCAATCCCAGGGCAGCACTTTGTAGCGCGGCTGGATCGTCCACGAGTCCGCAGCCATCCCTGGCACCATAATCCCGCCTGCGGCCGTCACGATCTGAGCAATCACCTGAGCCGGGCTCTTGTCCCGGTAACTGAGCGCCCCAGCAGGAATTGGCCAGTCTGGCAGATCCAGATTGCCCCCAGTGGGCCAGGTCAGAGTGAAGCCGGTGTTATCGAGCTCAGCATTGGCAGCCTGTGCGGCCGTGGTTGCAATCGAGTTGCTGTAACTACGGGTAGGCGCAAAGGGTGCTGCCATGTACTGGGTCCGGCTCACACCGGAAATCGTGAACTTCTCAGTCGGGAATTTCTCATCGCTGGTGTAGCGCTCGATAGAGAACACCCAGGCATGGCCATTGATTGTCACGCTGATGTCTTTCATGCCGCCGGCCCCCGGCGCCACCAACGCCAGTGACCCCTGGCCATACAAAGTGCCGGAGAACTTCCAGCTCAGGGAATCAATATCCAGGCCGACTGATACTCCCTGCACCTGCAAAGGGGTGCCAGTGGCCACATCAGTGATCTGCAGCGTATTCATAATCAGATAAACCGTTTTGATTTCCGGGGGATCAGCCGGATCAGGCGGCGGATCCACCGGATTCGGCTCCACCGGGTAGGGGAGGTTGTAGTCGTGCCAGATGCTTTGGCCGGCGCCCCAAGGGAACCGGTGCCGGCTGTCGCGCTCGGATGCCTGGCGGGCGGTGATCCGCTTGCTGACGTCGTGCGGCACGATCGGGCGCGCCGCCGCCACGAAACCGAACCGGAACTCGAGCGCGAGCGGATCCAGTACGTCGATCGGGCCGGAATGAGTGGCCAGGGTGACCGTCGTTGCCGTGTCAGTCTGTCGCAGGGCCGCGATCGCGGCCGAGTCGTCATATACCGTTCCGGTCAGGTTCACCGAGTACCAGGGCATACCCTTGGTAGCATCGCGCGCCGGCGTCTTCATGATCCAGGAGCTGATATAACCGGGGCGGTCGATGGCGAAGGCCCGACCCCAGCTGACCGCGTGATTGCGATCGCGCGGCACTGTCTGTGCCCACCGGGCCACACGCTCGGCCTGATTGCAGACTCCAGTCGCCCAGGTGCTGACGTGGACGCTGTCCTGGTGCTCACTGGACTGGAACCGCCCGCCGACCTGCAGATCCTTCTGGATCGCCCGAATCCAGCCCAGGCCCCGCCTATCGTCTGCAGCCGTTGCAGGCGTGATCGTCAGGTTGCACAACAGGGCCAAGGATCCGGCGCGCTGCAGGGGTGCGCAGTATTCCACCGTGAGAGATGGCCTCTCCCAGGGAAACGCCGGGACCGTGTCGTCGGCCAAATCCAGCACCAAGGCTAGCGGATCATAAGGGATCGCGTAGGGCGCGGTATCAAGGTTTAGATCGACGCTGTCCCACTGCTCGACGACATAAGGCACCGTTACGGCTCCACTTCTTCACCCTGCAGGGGACCACTGGCCACCGGCCGGTAGTAGGGGCGAGGACTGAACGTTACGCCGCCGCTCTGCACGCTGGTGCCAGTGCTCCACGCAGGTTCCTCGGCACCAGTCGTGCCGGCAACGGTCACCTCGTAGACGTAACCGTTAGGGATTGACGGGTGAACGATCGCGCCGGCATTCAGGGCAGTGCTTGCCTGAAAGTCATTGCCGTAGTGATCGAGCGCCAGCGCGATTACCGGGCCGTCCCATCCGGTGTAGGTGATATCAAACGCGCCATTGGCGGCGCTTTGCCCGACCGCGACTACCTTGCGGTCGGACGGGTCATCTTTAATAACGACGACGTCACGGGCCACCGGAGTGCCATCGATCTGGACGGTGCCCGCGATATGTGCCTGACCTTCGCCACCACCACCATCCCCACCGGTCTCGTCGACAGCTGTGATCGTGATCTCTACGTCATTGTTTAGATCAATGGCGAGAGCAATATAAGCTTTGCTTTGATCAGTCTTGGTGCCGACCAGCGAAACAATGCTGCCAAGAATCTCACGCGGTAGGCGCAAAGTCTCCTGGGCGGATCTAAATATCCTGACGCCCGCAATCGGCTGCCCTTCGGCCACGGGCTGCATAGCAAGAACGGGATCAGGATCTGTGTCATTGATATTGAGATCCAGATCCACCCAGCCGAGTGAAGATTCGTATGCGACGACAAAAAAAGGGTTTTCAATGGCCATTGTCACCACCAATCCGGGTGATCTGTGACACCGCATTCATAAAGATCATTCTGGCTAAAGCTCCAGGGAATCCATGTATAGCCACCGATTGTTGCCGGCTCCAAACTCCAGCTTGCGCCCCTCCATTCGTTATAGTTGATCCAGAAGTAACCTTGCGAACCAGACTCCCCTAGCTGGCAAATCCCAGGCAAGGAACAAAAATGATAATCGGCATACAGCGAGCTGAGACTCGATGGTTTAGGCACATCAGAGCCCTTGTAGGAGCATAAGGCAGGCAGCAAGGCGCGAACGGAACTCAGCGGATTTCGCTTGTAACGATCAAAATCTAGACCGTAGGGTTCAAAATCGGAATTGTTAGCGGCAGAAGGCAAGGTACCCATAGGTGTTCTCAGCCCCCAGAAATTAGAAAGCGACTGCTGAGATCCGCCGGTAGCGTTTACAGCGGTGGGCACACTCCCCCCCCCGAATCCAAGAAAGAAGTTTCCAGGATCATCGCGCAACAGGTCTGGACTTTTTACGGCCCCTACAAAAAGCTGCGGGTAGTAACTGCCTTTCGCATTGTTAAGGCTATCACTAGCATCAACGCTTGAGTGGCCCTCAGGATAATGGGACAAGAACCAGAACGCCTTATCGTCAGCCACAACGGTCCAAGCAATGTTTGATGCCTGGCTGGATTGAAAGGTGTTCACATATAGACACGCAACAGCATCAGAGCTATTGCCTGGCGCCGGAATCCGCTCGTGCTGCCAGCCATTGACGCCCTCACTGACGACGCCGGGCCAACTGTCGTCATAAATGGAGCCCACACCGGGCGTTGTGATCGAGTCCCAAATAAACAGACCGACGCTTACAGATGCCCATGTCACAACCTCAAATACGCCGTTGCCATTAGATAGCCCGATCCGGCGCTTCTGGACTGTCGTGTCCTCGTAGTCCACAGACCAGCCTGCCGCCGGCTTACTACCATAACCGTCGACAAGGCAGGCCTTGAGGATATCCATAAAAGCGCTTGCCGCCGCGCCATTCGTGGACGACGCCGGGTAGGAGGGCGCCCCTGCATCGGTGCTGCGGTAAACAGTAGCCATCAGTTGTGATCCCCTCGCAATTCGATTTTGAGCTGGTCGTCGTCGACGGTGGCCTGACCCGGGAGTACGGTCCGGATCATCCAGAGCGGCGCGGCAGCGGCGTCAGTGTCGAAACGCACGGTATTACCCACGGACCAGCCGGAACCCCAGCCGTCTGCTAGGATCGTGAAGTAAGGCGTCCCGGTCTGGGGGTTTGTGGGCGAGAAGTCGGCAGCCGTGGATCCAGTGGCCACCAGGCCGCGCTGCTCGCCGTACAGCTCAAAAGCTGTCGTGCTGGTGAACTTGATCTTCCAGCGCTCCGGGACGCTGCCCCGGTTGTCGATCGCTACCGGGTAGGCGATCAGGTTGTACTGCGCGGTCGTTTCCTGCCCTTCTCCATCGTAATCGCCCGGGTCGACGGTGTAGCTGGCCCAGCCGCGCACGCGAGCCTGAAGGTCGCCCAGGTACACAGCAGAGGCGACCCAGGTGTCACTGGCTGGGAAGTCGTGATACAGCGGCTGGGCAAGCTGCAGGGTGCCGTCGATGCGCGCCTCAGTGCACAGAGCCATGTCGTCGATTCGGTGGACAAAGTGCAGGTCACCCGTCAGCGGGTTGCTTTCACCATCCTGAGCGGTGAATGGGTTGGCCAGAGTCACAGTGCCCGCATCCTTATCCAGCGCATACATGGCCGGATCCAGGCGAACCCCCTCGTCGTCCTCAATCCAGGCGTCGTGTAGCTTGTCACGGCCAGCATTGACGACCAGGTCAGCCGCCGGCGAGTCAATCAGATCCGCCTGGGTGTGTGTCAGGACCAGAATATCGGCATCGCGCATGATTGGGACACGCCCGTCCGCCGGCAGCCGCACTGGGTCAAGTCCCAGAATTTCAGGATCGAGGGGGATTTGCTTAAAACTGATCGCGTTATAGAACAGGCTCTCGGCGGTCACCGGCTCTGGGAAAGTAATTTCAGCAATACCGTCCTGCAGGGTGACCTCACCAGTGATGCCATCGCCAGTAATCACACCCTGGTTATCAGCTTCGCCGTTATATTGCTCTCCGGTCTCGAAGTCATCGGCCCGCACGGTAAAGCCATTGGGGCGAAGCGGTGACGCTATGGTCCGGAAGGTAGACCCCTTGAAGACACTCCAGTCATCACCGATAAGGATGCTGATCGGCGTTACTGTGGCGTTTGGCGGTCGACCATCGTAAGTGGTGATGACACACAGCGAGGTCGTGTAATTGATCGTGCCAAGAGCGATACCAGTTCCGGTAGTCGTGTTGAAGTTGCGCAACAGCCTCCCCTCGGCATCATCAAACCAAAGCTCACCACCGATATCGAGCACCACACTACCCGGCACAATCGGCGAGCTCTCAGAGAGGTAGAACCGCCAATCGTTTTCCTCACCCGTAAACTGGTCCTGGCTGACCTGCTGGGCACCAGAGGCCAGCTGATAGTTGACATCAACATCATGGCTGCGAATTACCTCAGTCTCCACCGTGGTGTTATAGGAAGACGAGGTATTACCTAACGACGCCCCAGTCACCATCCGAACAGTTGCCATGCTCCGCCCCTTATGCGTTTACCTGTCTGAGGAAAGTGTTACCGGCAATCACAATTTCACCGGTGGAATAATTCACAGTGCCAACGAACACTAAATCGCGGCGGCTCACCAATGAGCCATTACCGTTGTCTGTGATCCAGTGGGACTGATCCACGAAATTAGAGCTCAGGGTCTGGCCGGCCCCATCTTTCACAGTCCGCTTCACCGATTTAATGATCGTAAAGTCCACCGACCCCGGTTCAATATCGGACTCTGTTTGCATGACGATATCGGCCTTGTTGTTGTTATCCGGAACCGTTGTGGTAGCAGTGAGAGATTGATCGCTGATATGCGTGTAATCCGCCGTCACCAGATCATCCGGGACAACCTCAGTGGTTATCTCTATTTGCCCGATCCAGTAGTTAATACGCCCGGTAGCATCGCCCGTGATAGTGCCATCACCCGCCACATCGGTGGCCGTCATGGGAGTGCCACCTACATCCCAAGAAAGAGTGACTGACCCGGGCACTACCTGCCCATTGGCCAGCTGCATCACCAACGGAGTGACTCCGTCGTAAGCTTCAGGATCATGCACATACAGGCTGCTTTCAGTCCAACGGTAAAAAATGACAGAACCAGCGTCGGGTTGCGCCTGAAGAGTGGCCACGATACTGCCGGTGTCATAGTTCACTTGGCCCGACCCATCCCCGCGCAGGTTGCCAGTGCCATCATCCTGCAGTTCATACCACTTACCCAGGTACTGATAGCTCAGGTTGAACGACATGGGCGCCGGCGGCGGATCCAGGCTCAACACATAATTGAAGTTGCGGTTTGATTCCTCGATATCAATTCGCCCGGTATTGGGGATTTGTTGACGCAAAGTACCGGGCCGGTAGGTCAGGTTCACCACTGAAGAGGAAGAGCTAAACAACCAGTTAATCAGGCCCGTCCGGTAGTCAATCTGAGTTCCTTCTAGCGCACCTTGAATCCCGCCGCTATTGAGGAAGACACCACCTTTATCGGTATAAGTCTCTCCACTTACTGTGATATTAAGCGAACCAGGCACCATCGCCGTGGGCATGGTGGAACTGGTCCCACCCTCCACAGTTACCTGCATTGAGATATTGCCAGGCCCAGAAGGGACAACCTGACTGACAAAACCGCCGGGCCGCTGATCAATAAATGGCGTCTCATTGCTAGCCGTTGGAATGATCGGTGCGAAAGTCTCAGATACCACGATGGATGACGCCCCGCCTGCAGCAGGCTCAGCAAGGTTAGTCGAACCAAAATACTTTGCAGAAGTGGCAGGTTGCGTACTGTAAATAAGTGAAGGGCCAGCAGGTTTCGGATTCGGGTCTCCCGCAGGGAAGTCTCGCTTCAGCTCCGCAGAAAGCTCCAGAATGTACTGGTCGGCCTTGAAAGTCCGAATATCACCGCTGCTCACCTGGTAGGTGAACGTCTCTTCGGTACGCTCCACGTTGAGAATTTTGATGAACTGCTGGGAAGCAAGATCCTGCCCTTCCTGAAGCAACAATGTCTCTCCGATCTCTGGGGCAGTCACGTTGTTCACACTCGGGGCATAGCAGATGATCGTGCGCTGCCCTTGGAGCTGGGTGCCACGGAGTGCAAGAGCGGTAACAGGCCCAGGAATAACGAACGACTCAATACGCTGCCGAGCCTGCCCTCGCTCATCGTAAAAGTCTTGGGTCGTGAAAAGCAGCCCCGAGACGTTCGGATCCAGGGGCTGCGCGCTCAGGATTGAATGTGCATCCAGGTACAAATCCGCCGTGGCAGTATCCACCTTGAGAAATGCCTTTCTCAGGCTCACATTGCCGTAAGTGCGGTTAACACGGGAGATATCCTCAAACAGGTTGTTGATATCGCCGTCGATCACCTCAAGGCCGGTCATCTGCCCGCCACCGTCCTCGTTGTCGCTCAGCCGCTCTGGCTGCATCAGCTTGATATCATCACTGGTAATCGGCACGAATTCGCTCCTTTATTGCGGGGGCTCAACGGTGTGTAATCTCAACGTGGCGACATACCAGGCGCCAGGCTCAAGACTGATATGGGTGCTCCCTTTAATTGGGGTAGCATCAACAGCGACTCCCCGCGTACGGTCGAATGCCACGTAAAACTCCCGACCATCGTCAAGGGTGAGCGCCATTGCCGCGTTACCGGCCCCTTCCTTAGTTATCAATGCATCCAGAGTGCCCCTGGGCAGCCAGCCACTCAGGGTCACCGGGCGGCCATAAAGCTTCACACCAGACTGAATGATCAGCCCGCCCGTAAGCCCGCGCTCTTTTTCCTCGGCCATCTGGTTGAAACTGAACTCATCATCCCAGAGCAGGTTGTCGGTCAGGTCGATTTCATCCAGCGTCACTGCGTTGCCCTCATGCCGGTTTCATTCAGAAAATCCAGCAGCTTATTCACGTCTTCAGGGTCCCCGCTAAGGTTGGCGTTGCTGCCGTTGGGTAGTGTGAATTCCACTTTTTGGGTTGGCCCGCCAGACGGAGCGCCAGAGGATGGGTTTCCAGCTTGTTGTTGCGCATTCTGGAAGCGCTCTTGCCGGGCCGCCGCTCGCTGCTGGCTTTCTTCCTGCCGTAGTTCCTGCATTCTCTGCTGGTAGATCTGCTCATTGATCTGCATCGCCTCGGCATATTCCCGTGCCGCCCGGCTGGCGCCCTGTTCCTGCGCCGCTTCCATTTGCCGCTGAAGCTGCTTTTGCCGCTCCTCAAACTTACGACGCTCAATATCCTGAGCGGTGCCGGTCATCTGAATAAGTTCCGTGCGCAGGCTTTCCGTGGTGCTCTCCGCGCTGTCAGCCAGGCCATCCAATTGCTGCTTGGCACTGGCGATGGCACTTTTGAGGGTTTCGAGCTTCTCCTCGCCCAACAGTTTGGCGCCCTGCTTGGCTCGGCTAGCCGCATTGAGGAAGCTGTTCAGGTTGCCGCTTTGCGCAGCCATGGCCCGGTCGTAATTTTCCTGCGCTGCTGTCACCTGCTCCTGTACCGCTGCCTTAGCCTGGTAAACAGCCTTCAGCCAGGAACCAATACTCAGCACAGCAAACTGGGTTTGCTCTTTATAAAGGCGATCAAAAAGCTGCCCGGCACCTTCACCGGTCTGGTAAAACGTATCTCGAATGCCATAGAACATCCGCAGCAAAGCGGCCCCGGCACTGCCAGCTTTATCGGCTCCCTGTTGGGCCTTTTCTCCCGCCTGCTGCGCGGCCTGGCCTTGCTGTTGATATGCCTGACTGGTGTTCTTAGCCGCTTTAGCCTTCTGCTGCTCGCCTCGGGTGGCGGACTCTGTGGTTTTTTGGTGCGCATCGATCGCGGCCTGGGTGCGCTTCAGGGTTTCATTAGTAGCAGCCGCCACTTCGCGCATAGCTTTTGCGTATTCACCCTGAGTCAGAATGTTGTCTTGCATGGCCTGATCCAGTTCCCTGATCAGCGCAGCACCACCGGCTTCTGAATCAATCGATGACAGAGCTGCCCGAAAGGCCTCCATCATTACCTTGGCAGACTGCTCACTTTCCAGCCCAGCTTTTGCAATCTGCTTATTGATGGACTGGAACTTGGTTATGGCCTCCTTTTCCAGTTCGGTGATGCCGCCGGTGATCTTGCCCAGGTCGAGGTCGAGTTCTTTCAGGGCCTCACCCAGCTTACTGCGCGCTGCTCGCGCCGCACGATCAGACGCCGAGACTTGCTTGTCAGAGGCCTTAACCGCTGCCGCCACAATCGCGTCGTAATCCTTTTCAGCAGCTTCTGCAGTACCTTTGCTTGCTGACTTTTGCGCATCTGCTGATTTTTCGGCCTCGTCAGCGAGCCCACCGAACAGGTCAGACCCGGCATTCTTTATGTCCTGTAGGTCCTTCTTTACCCCGTCGGCGAAGTCCTGGCCTGTGCGCTGTGCCTTGTCAGCAAAGGCCCGCAGGTCCGCAGCCAGCTCATCACTGCCTAACGCACCCAGCAAGGTGGATAGCCCGCCCGCAACCGCGGCGGCGGAATGGGTGATAGATGTGGCCGCCACCTGCCACAAACCGGTAACGATGTTCACCCCGATACGGGTAACCGCTACCACCTTCTCAGTTACCGTGATTACCGATTCCAGAGCGGTAGAGACATTCTTGGCAAAGGTATTGATAGACCCGTCAGCAGCTGCCTCCCGCAGGGTAGTCAGCAGATCTTTCATGCGTGTTTTCAGGGAATCCAAGGCCCCTGATTTAGCGGCCAGGGCGAAGAAGTCAGTGAGCTCCTTCCGCAACGAGGTCATCAGGCCGGCAAACCCGCTGATACGATCAGCGCCAGCCCCTTCTGACATCCGACCCAGTTCATCGATCAACTGGGTAAGCACTTCGGTACCCAGCTCGCCATCACTAGCCATCTGGCGAATTTCACCGCCAGCCCGGCCAGTGATGTTGCCCAGGGCCTCCATGATCGGGATGCCTGAGTCGGTAATGCTGTTCAGCTCTTCCAGCTGAAGCCGCCCGCTCTGCCATGCCTGGCCAAGCTGGGTAATCACCGTGTCCAGTGTCTGAGCACCGCTGCCGTATTTGGCATTGGCATCGATCAGGCTTTGCAGTGATCCATTCAACGGATCAATGCCAGCAACCTTTAAGCGCCTCGCAGCCTCTGCAGTAGCACCCAGGCTCTGGCTATTTCGCTCCGCAATGCGGTCCACTTCCGCAAGGACTTCACGCCCCTGTTCCACGGAACCATAAAGCGCACCGAACTGACGCTCCAATTCCTCCAGATCACTGCCAGCAGTGATCAGCTTTGTGAGGCCCGCTCGCAAGGTCTGGAATACACCTACCCCAGCCACCAGGCCCAGCAACTTGCCCTTCAGTCCGCTCATGGCTGAGCCAAAGCGGTTACCTTCCCCGCTCGCACGGTCCAGCGCCGCAGCATGCTGCTTGGCTTCTTCCGTGGCTTGGCTCAGTTCCTGCTGAGTTTGTTTCAGCTCTTTCTGGATCCGGTCTTCCGCCTGGCCCAGCTCATTGGTATCAATGCCGGCTTTGTCCAGGGTGCGGGTGTACTTGGCCAGCTCCCGCTGGCTGCGGTTATATTCCGTGGTGGCAATGCTCTGCGCTGTACGCGCCTGCCTTACCTCAAGTGCATACTCCGCTTGGGTCTGGCCTGCCTTCCGCCCTTCCTTGCGCAGGCGCTCATAAGCAGTAACGTGCTTTTCCAGTTCCTTGGTGGCCGCTTCAGCAGCCTCCTCAGAGGCTTTCAGCCCCCGCACAGCGTCCTGCTGCTTACCCAGATCCTGCAGCTCTTTTTCAAGCTCCTCCGCCCTCTCGGTTACCTCACGTAGCGAATCAGCCGCCGGATCGGCGTCTTTGCTGATCGCGTTCTTTGCGCGCAGTACCAAGCTGATTACGGCATCTTTCAGCGCCACGGGAGGTCTCCAGAAACAAAAAGCCCCGGAGGATGCGGGGCGTCAGAGGGAAGGGTTACTGCTGAGCTCAGTCAGGCATGATCACTTCAAAGGGGCTGGCTTTGCCGGCCGGGGTGCGCAGGTTGCCACTCAGCTGACCATTCACGAACTCATCGCTCATCAGGTCCATGGCTTCACTGGCATTCAGGATCGCTTCATGCACGATCACCCGAGCTTTCTTGCCGGTCGCCAGGTTCTTGCCTTCCAGGATGATGTGCCGCGGCTTCTGGATTTCCGTGGCGCCCAGCACCTTGGTGCCGGATTCGGCGTTGTAGTCATAATCTACTTCTACCGCGATGGCGGCAGCCGCATCCAAGGCTTTGATCATGCCGGCGTCAGCATCGACTTCGTAATCATCGCCTTCAACCAGGTCGGTGGGCCCGGTTGGGTCAGTGACAACAACAGAGGCACCATCAATGTTGGAATGCGCCAGCTTGACCCACTGGCCCTCTACCAACGTAATTGCTTCATCAGTCACGCTACCGGCAGTGACCGAGTGAGACGCGCTGGTGCCACCCAGAGCTTCAGCCAACAACACCGCCGGCAGGGAGTCGAAGGAAATGGACATCTGGGCCGGATCGCCCGGAATGTTCACTACGTCCAGCGCCTGGCCATAGGAGGCAGGCTGTTTGGAAACGCGGTTGCGGACCTCGGTGCTGGGCGGGGTCAGCTCAAAGCTGGGGACGTTGATAGGGCCGTTGAAAGCGCCGATAACGCCCTGCTCTACCGGGGCAATGAATACCTTGCCGGCGAAGATGAGGCCGGTGTCCTGGTAAGACATGATTATCTCCTTTGGCGCAGGGCGCCGATGATTCAGGTTTCGGGTTTAGGTTTGGGAATCAGGGTCGAGAATTAGCTGGTAGCGGGCCGTTACCGTGAGCGCCACCCAGGCCACCGGGTAACCATCCTCGGGAATGTTGTAGTCGGCATCACCCACCTCATTGCTGAGGGCCGTGCCATTCAGTTGCTCTGTGTTGTTGCGATCGGCCAACGCATGGATCAAATCGAACTCATGCTGCAGCAACCTTGCAGACACCCCATCAGCGGCTTTTTCGGCCACGATGATCTCGAAATTGATCTCGCGAACAAGCCGCCCACCGCTGCTTTTGCTGGCCCGCCGATCTTGCCCCGGCTGCAGGGCGATAAACGGAAATTCCTGCTGCTGATCCATCACCAGGGCGTGAGCCAACCACCCCTCATAAACCTCAAGGCCGGCATCACTGTGATACCCGTTGGCAGTAGTGATGGATTTCAGCCGCTCACGGTAAACGGCATAAATAGCTTCGCTTGGTATCATTCGAAGAGCTCCAGCAACAGGCCAGCTACTTTGCGCGCTGCCCGCTCTTGCAGTTCCGGCGCGATATCATTGCGCACAGACTGGAACACCTGGCTCACACTGGGGCCATGCATCACCTTGAATGCACCCCGCCCTTGGCCGGTACGCACCGCAATACCTGTGGCTCCACTGCCCCGCAACCCAGGAACATAGAAAAAGCTTTTCGCGGTGTAACGGCTGCCAGCTTTGATCATGCCGGTTACGCCACCGTGCTTCGTGCTGCCCTTGCCGCGCCCCGGGTGTTTCTTCGGCACCCGCAAGCCACGGTTTTCAAATCGGGAAAGCAGCACGCCCCGCCGGGTTGCCTGCACACCGGCTTCCCAGGAATCGCCCTTGCGCGCCGGCGGCATTACCCGCAGGTGCCGGGCGATATAGGACTTGCTCAGTGCAACCTGTTTGCTGATTTCGCTGACCGACGTTTCCCGGCCTTGCTTAGCCGCATCACTCAGAACGCTCTGGATTGCCACAGCGCTATGCTTTCCCCCAATCTGGGCAATGGCATCCAGCACGATTTTCATGTCCCGGGTGGCACGGCTCATTGGGTCACCTCAACAATCAGGGTGGTGTTTTCGTCACGCTCCAGCCGCTGAATGGTCCAGGTCTTCCCGTTCAGGGCGATCTGGTCACCCCGGCGCGGGTAGGGCCAGGCGGCTTTGGGGTATTCCACGTAAATCAGCGTGGCGATCAGGGCGTCCATGTCATCGCGCACGTCTTCGTAGTCGAGGGTGGCGACGGTTACCGGGCTGCTGCCCCGCTCCGGTTTCAGTGGCCCGGCTGTGATGGTGGCCGGGTCACCGTAGAAATTGAAAACGGCGCTATCCAGCGCCGTTTTGTAGCCATCGAACTGGCTCATGGTCAGAAGGCGTCGTTAAGACGCACCCGGCACACGGTTTCACCACCCGCCGCCGCTTCTACGAACACACCGACCTTGGTGTTATCGGTGCTTACCGTGGTGATTTCGCCGGCTGCGTCATCCCAGTAAGCATCCGCCCCCACGGCGGGAGTATCGGCGGAGGTTTTGGGCAGTTCCCAAACACCGCCAGTTTTCAGGGTGAGCTCTTCGTTGGCGGCAGCATCGTGCAATGCCACACCGAACAGGGAGCCCATGACAATCAGGTCGCCAGAGGCGGCTAGGGCAGCGGCGATAACAGTGATGTTATCGCCGCGTTGGATGAAGTTCTTAGCCATGATTGCACCTTTGCATCATTGGTAAATTAGGTGCGGACCCCGAAGGGCACCGCGGGGAGAGACGGTCAGCCGGGGTTATGCCCCGGCGTTCTTGAACAGGCCACGGTGATCGATAACACCGGCACCGAAGTCCAGCCGCGCCTTGATCTTCACGCCATCCACGTCGAAGCCCTGCTGGGTTTCGATGTACACGCCTTCCTCACCGGTGAGGTAAGCGTATTCGATGGTGTCGATGCGGGCAGGCGCGGCAGACAGGTACCAGGACGTTTCGCTCGCGTCATCCAGACGCGGCTCTACCACCACCTGCAGCTTGCCGGCGAAGGGGTTCACGTCCGCGCTCTTGGCGCTGAGGATCTCAGCAACGATCTGCTGGGCCTTGGTCTCCAGTGCCGCCGGCACGATCAGGTATTCGGCCATCAGATTCAGCGGCCGCTTGGCGTTGATGCCAGTCTGGCGACGCATCTTCTTGCGCGCTTCAGAGAGGCTATCCACACTCAGGGCAGCACCGGTACCGAGGTTGTTGTGATCGGCATGGAACAGCGCCTTGTTATCGGCCATCTTCACGTTGCCGGTGATCAGGCCCCACACCACGTTGCTCTCCAGTTCTGCAGCACTGGCACCAAAGGCGCCAGGCACACGGCTGAAAGCATCCAGATCGTCATTGATGATGGTCTGGCGAGTCAGGGCGATGATCTTGCCGTAGGTTTCCAGCTTGTAGCGCTGGTTGTCTTCACCCATGGAGCCGTAATTGAATTCACCGGAATCCTTCACCTTTTCCAGTTCCGGCGCTTCACCGAGCTGGGCACGGTTGATGAACTTGAAGTCACTGGCGCTGGCTTGGCGACAGAAGGCTGTGAAGGTACGCGGGGCAGCTTCGTAGCCGTTACGCAGGGTCTTGTTCGCCACATCCGCCAGGATGGCCGGGAAGTCGCTGGTGGAGTGCATGGCCTTGGCCGCGATCTCCATGGGGGTCATGCCACGGGTGGTGCCGCCACCGGAGTGAATCACTTCCGCCGCCATGTTCATCAGACTCATGCCGCGGAATTCGCGGGAGCCATCAGTCAACGGGTGCTGGCCGGGGTTCACGCGGTTCATGAGGGCACCGACCAGCCCAACACGCAGGGCTTCACCATCGTGGACTACCGCCACATGACCGCCCGGCACGTTGTTTTGGCTGCGGGTAGCCAGCAGGTTGAGCACTTCATTGCGAGCATCCGCCACGCTGGTGCCTGCATCGATCATGCGGTTCAGGTCAGCATCTTCAATGCGATGGGTGCGGGCCAGGTTGCGCAGCTCACTGATGCGGGTGCGCTCCTGAGCAACAGCCGAAGTCGCCGCCGCCTGGGCATCGGTACCTGCCGGTACCGGCGGAGGATCGGTACGGCCACCACGGTTCTGGGCACCAGTGGCTGCAGCTGCCGGCGGAGTGTCATCATCGCCTTCACAACCAGCAGCATTCTGTGCGGCCTGGGCATTGGCTTCAGCGGCTTCGACGCGGACCTTCAGCTGCGCATCGGTTTCGCCTTCCCGGCGGGTCAGGCCCACCGCCTTCGCGCGATCATCAAGGTTCATAACATTACCTTTTTGGTTGAGGTTGGTGGCGGCGGTGGCCGCCGGGGGTTGGCCTTGCGGCCGGTGATAGAGGTTCAACGCTCCTGCCGGAGCATTTTGGAAAGCGGCCAGATCTGCTTGGGCGACAGCCTGTACCGGTTCGATCAGTTCATCCGCGAAACCCATTTCTACGGCTTGTTCACCGTTCAGCCAGGTCTCAGCGGCCATCATTGCCTTGAGAGTGTCTTTATCCAGGCCGGTCTTGGTGGCGTAGATGCCCGCCACGCTGTCTTCAAATTGGTCGTACACATCAGCCATGCGGCGGTGATCGTCCGCCTCGCCGACACTGGGCCCGTTCGGCTTGTGGATCATCAGGAAGGCATTGGCTGGCATACGAACCACATCACCAGCCATGGCGATCACGCTGGCCATGCTCAAGGCAATACCGTCAATGGTGACTTCTACGAGCTGCTGGCTATTCTTCAGCGCGTTATAGATAGCCAGCCCCTCGGTGATGAACCCACCTTCTGAGTGAATCCGTACTGGCAGTGTTCCTTCATTCAGGGATTCCACTTCCCTCACGATGGTCATGGCGTCCAAGCCATCCCACCAATCACCGATGACGCCGTAGAGCAGCAGCTCACCTTTGGCGTTGATCTGGTTTGTTGCGGACAAAGCAAGTCCACCGCTGACCCCCTGGGCCAGCGCTTTGAGTTTCCATTTCATGAGTCTCTCCGGTCAGTCGTTCCCAGGTTCAGGGAATTGCTGCCCGGGGCCCCGGGCATTGGTGACGCCTGCGTTGCTGACCTTGCCGGCATCGGTAGTCAGGATCAGGCCGTCGTCATCGAGGCGCTTCCGTTCTTCGGCCAGTTCGGTGAATACATCATCAGGCTCATGGCCCATGGTGCGGATCCACTCAGATAGCGTGCTGCCACCGGCACGAACCAGATCCACCATGGGCGGCACTTCGCGGCTGGGGTCGATCATTTCCCGGCGGGGGGGCGACCACTCCCAGCGAACCGGGCCAGACAATTTTCCTGCCAGCATGGCGGTATCGTTAAACCACCGGGCCAGGCCTTGGCAAAGGATTGGGATCAGGGTGGACCAGCGGTACTGCTCCACATTGCGGCCGAACTCCATGAAGCCCATGCGAGCGCTGGAGTAGTTGACCTGGCTCAGGTCACCCGTGAGGGCTTCAAATGGGACCCCGTAGGAAATCGCGATCGCATGTTGCTCCGTGCTGACGAATTCACCATGACCGGTCACGCTGGGCGGGTTGTTGAAGCGAACGTCTTCACCGGTTTTCAGGCGCGGGAACATGCCCGGCTCCAGCTTCTCCGGGAGCACGCTGCCGGGCTTGTCCACATCACCTTCCGGCTCGACGACCACGCCCACCAAACAGGCTGCGCTCTTGGCAGCCTCGATACGCGCATCCTGATAATCATCCAAGCTCTTCATGCGCATGAGCGCGGCGGTACCGCGGGGCACGCCACGCACTTGGCCAGGGCGCAACATTTCATACAGGTGGATCACGTCTTCAGCGGGAGTCAGCTTGCTGGCGCTGAAACCACCCAGCACATCGCCGGGGTGGGTACGGTGCAGCCAGTAGCCCACCCGCTTATGTTCGTTGTTAAACTGCACGCCCTGAACGGCATAACCCCCTTCCATGGGTCCGTTCTTGGTGTGGTCCAGATAATCGCCTTCCAGCAGCCGAACCTTCAGGGGGATCGGCAAGGCTGGGTCGCGCTCGGTGACGCGCACAATGAGTGCGTCACCGCCTTCCATGGCAGTGCGCACTGCTTGGGCCTGCAAGCCGTACAGATCCAGCCGCCCGTCGTAATCGACAGCCGTGGTTTCTGCCCAGCCCAGCATCAGCTGCTGCAGGGATTTCTTCATGTCAGCATCTTCCACCATCGCCCGGGGGCGAATGCCTGTGCCGACAATGTTGGTGGTCAGCACCCGCAGGGCGCTGGCCGCATAAGGGTTGTTGCGCACCATTTCACGGTGCCGGGCACGCAGCAACGGCAGGGCCGCACGGCTTTCAGCGTTGGCGCTGCTGTCGCGGCCACGGGTCCACTTGTTGCGGCGCCCTTTGCCAGCACCGTCGTAGCCGTTCACTGCGCGTAGGCGATCCGTTACCACCCGGGCACGGGTGCGGCGGGCTTCGGCTTCAGGGGAAAACCAACCGATGGCGCGATCCAACCAGCTCATTGGTACCCCCTGTCGAAACTGGGGGCGTAGTGCTGACGCGCAGGCGTCGTGCTGCCGGTAGCCAATTCACCCTTGATCAGATCCCGCACACGGATCATCTCGTTCAGGCTTCGGAATTCCGTGGTCTTGCCATTGTGCGTAATGCGCAGGGTGCCCGTCGCAATCGCCGCTTCGATGCGATCCAGGTCTGATTGCGTGTAAGCCATGGGCGGTTACCAGTAAGAGGATTTGCGGCGCTCATCACCGGTGTGTTCCGGCTTCTCTGTAGCGCCGAACAGGTCGCTTTGTTTCAGCTGAGATTCCAGCTGATCCCAGCGGTCGTCTTTCCAGGTGTGAAGGCGCTGGCTGTAGGCCGCATGCAAGGCGTAAACCTCACAGTCTGCCGCCTCCACCGGCTGGCCTGGCTTGTCGTGCCAGATCAGCTTGCCGCCCAGCCTGGCGCTGGGGGCTTTGATCACACCCGTGATCTGTTCGTAGTAGTCGTCACGCACTGAGTTGAACCAGTGCATGCGCCCGGGCCCTTCGCCTTTCAGGCTGAGCCGGCCGCCTTCACCAAAGATCAGGTCTTTGGCTTTATGGGTGCCCACCTGGTACACCTGCAGGCCAAACTTGGCGGCCTTGGTTTTGTGGCCGTTTTTGTAATCAGCCTTGCGCGGGGCGCTGAAAATCTCGCGCTTGCCGTAGTCGTTGCTGCTGCCCTTGATGGCCATCACGCCACGTTTCTGGCGAGGCCGCACCCAGTTGTAAACCTGCTCGGTGCTGTGGCCACCGGAGTCAATGCTCACGGCCTTGGGGATCAGGCTGAAACCGTTCTCATGCTTGCGCGGGGTGAACAGAAAATCATCCAGCTGCTTCCACACAGGGTCGCTGGTATCCGTGGTGCTCACCTTGGCGTAGAACTCGCCCCAGTAGAGCAGCCAGCTTTCCATGCCACGGCCCCAGGCGCGCAGCACCACCGCCAGGCGATCACGCTGCACATCCACCCCGGCTGTGAGGATCAGGCCTCCAGCAGGGACAATCAGTTCGGGGTAATCCTCAGCACGCTTGCGCAGTTCTTCAGAATCCGGCGCTGCAGTTTCGTATTCGAACGTTCGGCCCAGCTTCTGGTTGGTGAACGTGATCAGGCCGGACAGATCGCCTTTCTCTGCCAGGTGATCCGCCTTGAGCTTGTCCCGCACCACATCCGAAAGCGTGGTGCCGGGGACACAGGCATACAGCTCACTCAGTTCAGTAAAGCCCGCCTTGCCGTGAAAAGGCCGCGTCGGCACCCAGCCACACAGCGGGTCACCGGCCTCCACCGCGTTGAAAACGGTGTTTCGGATGTTGGTTTGCCGCTGATCGTCATCCCAGCCGCTGCCACAGTGGGGGCAGCAGTAAACGGCGGTGTCCGGCAGGGCCCTGCCGTAGACCTCATGCACAGGACTGTCGTCATCCGCATCCAGCCAGCTAACGTTCTCCCAAGCCAGCACATGGCTCTCGCCGCACTCATGGCATACCACCGGCAGAACCCGGCAATCCGATTCCTGCACCCGGTGTTCAGTCTTGCTGAGATTCTTGATCGTGGGGGTGCCACCAACAATCAGCTTGCTGCCGATGTATCGCTTCAGGCGTTCTTCCAGCAGGCCGATGGCGTCACCCTGACGTTTTACGTCCACGCTGGTGTCGTCAGGCTCTTCCACCACACCCACACCCACCGAACTGGTGGATTTCACGTTGCCAGGGCTGTTGGAACCCACCAGCTTTAGAAAGCCCCCCGGGTAGGATTTCAGATCCCAGCGGTTGCCAGCCTTTCGGCTGGTGGTCACATCGATCACGCCTTTCATGGCTGGCGTGGAGCTCAGCGCAGGCACCAGCTTTTCATCGTGGAAGGCCTTTCCGTCTTTCTCTTTGGCAAACAGCACCATGAGCGGTGCCGGATGGCAGTCCACTCGCTTTGCCAGGTACCCGATCAGGAAGTAGGTCCAGCCCAGCTGGGCCGCCTTCATCAAATCCACTTCATCCACGCTGGCGTCATCCAGCGCCGCAGCCACCCCGAGGAAATACGGGGAGTAGTAGAAATCGTAAAGCCCAGCCAGATCACCGATGGCTTCCGGGAGGTGATAATTGTCTTGCATCCACTGGGCCGTGGGCACATGGCGGCGAGGCCGAAACTTACTCGCTGCTGTCAGTAAGACCTTCCGCAACGTCGCCCGCAAACTCACCAATTCGCTCGATTGCAGGTTCAACGACATCGCTTAATGTGCTGGCATCAATAGAAATGCCATGCTCCTTTTCCAGTGCCTGACGCAGGCGTTCAACAGCGCCACGAATTTCCCGGTTCGCATACGCGGCCCAGTTCACTACGGCCTGGGCTGCATCATCGGCGATCACCAAGGTGCCCAGCTTTTCGTTGTAAGCCAGGCGGCCAAGCGCCGCCTTCACCTGAGCCTCTTCTGTTTTGGCGGCGGCCAGATCGGCCTGTTTGTCACCGCCACGGCCCGCAGCCTGCACCCGCAGGTGCTCGCAGTAATCGAACAGCCACTCAGCCAGAGTGCCGCTCTTTCTCAGGTGGCCATCCGCCACATGCTTGCTCACCGCCTGCTGGCTGATATTTACCAGCCTGCCAAACGCTGAAGCACTTACCTGAGAATCAATGTCCATGAAATCACCCAATAACCGGGGAACAACTACAACCCCCTATGCAATCGCAGATCTGCAAACAACCCGCGCTCCGCGCACCCGTATTCACTCGGTCTCCGGAAGGACCCGCGCTCGGCCATCGCGGTCACAAAATGACCAGCCAGCCTCTTCAGGCTGGCAAACCGTGCACACATAATCCTGCAGGGCGTTCAGCGCTCGGATTCCGTCGTCTCCGTCTTGGGTGATGGTGACAATTCGTCCAGCATGCGCTGGGTCAAGTTCGGTTCGCGGGGGTGCATCATCCAAGCTTCCGGAGGTGGCCGATGTGGTGGCTGTACAACCGTTGGCGAGGACTGACAGCCGACGATCACCAGACTGCACATCAGCAAGCAGCTTGCTCTCAGCAGCTTCAGCACGAGCTTTCTCCTGTTGGTGCAACTGGCTCAGATCGGCCAGTTTTGTGTTCAGCTTGTTCTGTTCAACAGTGAAGTGCGCCTGGTCAACCAGCGCATCCAATGCGGTATCCTCTCGATACTCAGCAAACTCCTGCCCTACCATGGCACGGCCCGTGAAAAGCCCAGCCCCATAGATCACTGACACGACCAGCAGAAGCGCAATACCGCGAATAGTGGCCGGGCTCATGGGTAGGCTCTCCGGGCCAGCTCAATGTGCGGGCCATCCCTAAGGCTTTGCCAGTCGCCGCCCCAAACAATGGGAACTTTCAACTCATCGGCGGCAGCCTTGAAGGCTTCACCAATCTGTTCGTAGTACTCCCACTCCCAGCTGCCCTGCCCATCCACATACGCCATCACGTCAATTGCATGACCGGTCAGGTGGCGACTGTTCAGGGTCTGGCTGTCTCCCTCAGCAACTTCCTGCTTTTGCTCGGCCATCGTCCGCTTTCCATCGGTCACCCCGAAATCAACTGGCGACAACTGCAAAGCTCGCACGGCCAGCATGGCAAGATGCGGGTGCACCTCGGCCAGGTGCCCCATGGATCGTTTACCGAACCGGTGGCCCTTCATCCGCCTGTCTTCCTCTTAGCAAACATGATGGCCCATTCACTGGCAGCTTTAGTGCCAACAAAACCGAGTGAGCCACCAATGAAGTTGCCCATGGCAACCGGTGCACCCGTAGCTTCCAGACCGTAGGAAACTGTCACTGCGATAAAGCCGCAGGTAAGGCCTTCCAGTAACATTCGAAGCCAGTCAATCGGTCGCACCTCTTCACCTTCCTCGCGTCGCTGATAATGCCGGTACACATACCCGAGCATGGCGCCAAAGGCGCCCATGGCCAGGGCCCACGCATGGCGCGCCAGGTCACCACCAGCGCTCACCAACTGCGCCAGCACACCCGGATCGTCTTGCATAAAGCCCCCACCACCAGAAATTAAAAGCCCCGCCGAAGCGGGACCGGGAGAAAATTGGATGCAGCCGCAGGAATTGAACCTGCTCCGGTCAGCACCTCACTGACATACACATTTTCCTGTGCATGGATGGGTTACCCATACAAGGCGTGTGTCGCGTGTAGAAACTCGCCGCTCTACCATTGAGCTTCGCTGCATCAGAAACAAAAAAAGCCCGCAGGCAAACACCAGCGGGCTCAAAAGACAGGCAAAAAAAAAACCCGCCGAGATTTCTCAGGGCGGGCTTTTCCACGTTGGGAAAATCATGGCCATTTCTGTCCCGGTCGTCAACAGGTCAAGAGAAAAATAATTAGAATTCTCTCATGCAGCCCTATCAGAAAACTGGTGCCACAGGTGGCGCAGCACCATATCCTCCAGGGTATAGAGCGTTTTCATCATGTCATCAGCACGAGCTGCCCAAGTTTCACTGAATCGGCTCTTGCTGATCTTCGCAATTGCCGCCCGGTTCCGCACCGTCAACACGCTCTGCCCGGTGCCCTTGCATGGCTTACACACCAGCCACCGATCTGCCATGCGCAATAACGAGCCGTCATCAGCTTGCTCCGGCTCCTGCTGCCAGGTCTTGCCCCTGCCCATGCAGTGGCTGCACCGCATCGGGTAAACCAGCTCAAACACACACAGCGTAGCCAAGCCTTCGCAGTAGTCCGCTTTCCAGCCATTGCGCATACACACCCGCCGGAACTCAGTCTGCACCCACCCCGCCAACGAAAGCTGAGCCTGGTTGTCGTCAGAGAACTTGGCCCGCCCTACCAGCACTGCCTCAGCAGGCAGCTTACCCATACCCATAGCCCCAGCCACATCATGCTGGGTAATCACTACAGAACCACCGCCAAAGCCGGAACCATCAATCAACAGCCCTTTCGCCGTCATCTTCGCCATCAACCGGATCGGATTCATAACTCTCCCCTGACCATTTCTGAATTGTTTGTCGTGGAACATGAAAAAATAGAAGGCCGGATGCAGGCCGGAGGGTAAGCCGGAGGGTAAGCGACCCTTAACATACTGAAAAATAACGAAAGGCCGGAGGGCCGGAAGGGCCGGAGGATGTTTCTCGCGTGTGGGTACATTGAATTTAAACCGCACCCCGTAGAGAACATAAACACGCGCACCCACGCGCGCGTGACAACCCACCGGCCCTTCCGGCCCTCCGGCCTTTCTATGGATTTCAGGCGCTTACGATAACACCACCCTCCGGCCTGCATCCGGCCACCCTCCGGCCTAATCATCTTTTGGCTCCAGGTTCTTCTCCCAGCGGAGCACAAACTCACCCAACCAGTCCTTCTGCGACTTGCCCTCTGGAGGCTCACCCACCTGGAAAAACGTGCCCTTACGCTCGTTAACGCCCATCTGATACTTCACATCGCGCCTGCGCCGCTCCCTACCGGAAAGGGCGCCAGAAAACCTTTCGCGCGTCATAGATCGCTCACCAGCATCTGAACACCACTGCCGGTACAACTTGTACAAGTGATTCACCAGGCACGTCTCATAAGGGAATTTCGGGCCCATGTGCCCAGCCTTCCAATCCTGATGAAATAGATCCCAACTTGGCCGCCCGAAATCAATCAGCCTAGCTTTGGCTTCTGTCATCGGGGGTTCACGGTGAGTATCGAAAGGGAGAGGTTCAGGATCATCACGATCACTCCACTCCATTCGAATCTGCAAAAGGAACTGATAGAATGCCTCAAGCCCACCGTGCTCACACTCATGCAGAACACCTTGCTTCAGATCGTGCGTTAACTTCGTTTCAGGCCACACCACCAGCATGCGCCGGTCGCTAGGTTCAACAGGAAAAGGCTGTAACTCATTTGAAAGGAACACCGCATTCATGTGGTTGGATTCTTCCCAGCCACTCACAAACTTCTTCTCGATGCGATGGGTATCGCCGGTGATCATGTGCTTCAGCGTACCGGTATGGCTGTACTTCTGATCCCGGCTAAAGATCTCCTCGAACAGCCCGAACAGTTTCTGACTGCGCCAATCGGTGTACTGTGATTCCAACTGATGCTGCCCAAGAGTAGCGGCATACTCGCCATACATGGGTTTGATCACCCGCTCGAACAACAGGCTCTTACCCGTGCCCTGCGTCTCTGAGTGCATCAATACCGCCGTGGCCATCTTCGCCCCCACATGCTGCAACGGAAACGCCAGCCACCTTAGAAACCACCGCACCACAACCTGATCACCATTACACAGGTGATCCACCAGGCGCAGGATGTAGTTACATTGCACCAGCTCACCAGCAGGCTTTAGCGGCAACCCGCGAAACATATTGATGTAACCGTCTTCAGGGCTGTGCTGTTGCAGAGGATCAAAAACCAGCTTATCCCGGTCGATCAACTCACGATCCGGATGCTCAAGCCATTGGGAGTACCAGCGGTGCAAAAGCGGCTTCAGGTCATTCAACCCGACAACCTCACGACGCTCCCTGTCCCAGGCATTCTGCGAAGGATAAAGCAGTACAAAGCGCCGGAGCGCCATAGCTAATTCCCCTCCCCCCCTCTTTTGGGCGGCGGAGGCCTTACGCACCACATCAGCATGCTGAACAGCCCGGCGCTTGTCGCTACCCTTCCACACCTTATAAACCTCAGCACCGATCCAGTCCCTGACCTGCTTTTCCTTCAGCAGCTTGTGCGTCTGGTTATCCCAGATCCGGCCATCAGGCACTGTCCAGGCGAACCGTTTAAGCGCCTCTTCCAGATCCATAATCGGACCACCAGAAGAAGTATCCCCGCCGGTATCAGAGGGCGCGGGAGAGGCGGTAACAGAACTATCGTTAGCAGCCAGCAGATCTTGCAGCTGCGCCTGGAAACGTTTCTTCGCCTCACGCTTACCCAGGGCTTGGTGGAAGTCATTCCAGTCACCCGTCCATTCATTATCCGCCATGGGCACCCCCTGCATGTGATTGCACAGAGCGGACCAACCGGGTAGAAACAGAGTTCAGAGAGAGACGAAAGCAGGGATCGAAATGAATAACAAAGCAAATGTGCTGGTTGCCGCCGTTGCCGGCATTGGGGTGTGGGTAGGAGCCATTTACATGTTCACCAGTGACAGTGACCCCGTCGAACAACAGCCGGCCACCCAACAGCCAGCCGAAAGTAGAATTGAGAGCGCCAATAAGACCACCACCCCAAACTGGAGTCACATCACTACCATTTCTCAGGCCGAGAAAGAATGCCCAAGGCAAAACAATAACTGTATCCGCCATGGAGCTGTTTCCGAATGGGGCCAGCAGTGCAAAGCATGGCTTGAACTCGAGGGAACCACCAATTTCACCCCGCAGGGCGATGAAGACCTCTATAAACTCTTCAGTGGCCGCATCAATAAAAACACAGATGGAGAGTACATATTGCGTGGAATAGAAATGAAGGGACATCATCCCGATGGCCTTGAGTTTCGCTACGAATACGGATGCAGAATCGACCCACAACAGAACGCCATTACCGGCATCGCCGAGCCCGTCCCTGTATACACCGGCAAAGGGCTGCGGTTTAAAGACTTCAACTAACATCAAGCAGCCTCCCCAACCGGCGCCGGCGGCAGATGCACCACCCCTCCCAGCTCAGCCTGGCAGGCCGCGGTAGCATCCTGCCCCGCCCGTTTCCCGGTTTCCGGGTTCAGCTTGTCATTATCCGCCATCCACACCGGCGTCTTTCCTTCCAGCCACCCGGCCTCAAGAAAAGCCTTACCGACAGTCAGCATATTGCCCGAATCAAAGCAGGCAACTACAGGCCAGCCACTCCCCAACTCAAACGCCGAGGCAGAAGTGGCATAACCCTCTGAAAAACCCACAAGCTCAGCCCCCTCCAGGGAACCAAACAAATGGAAACAGCCCTTCTTCCGGCCATACTTCGGGAACATCTTGGTACCCAGCCCATTGATCGACTGGATCGCCCACAGCTTTCCATCGATATCGACCAGCGGCACCGCTATGGTTTCATGAGAGAATCGCAGAAATGAAATATGCTCAGGCTTCGGCCTGGGCAAAGTGCGAAAGAATTCCCGCACAGCGATACCCGTCAGCACCTGGCAACGGCAGTCCCTATCATCAATCACCAACAACACAGACCGCTTGAAAAACCGGATACCATAGGCCCCAACGCCCTTCTTCCCCAGGTAAGGCGAACTGCCAATGGCATGGGTGTGCTCCTGCCATATCGCCCAACAAGCATCACTCACGGCTTCCTGCATGGCCTGGTGTCGCTTTTCATCCCTCTCGACTTCCGCCTGCCGCTCTTTGCGACGACGCTCCTTCTCCGCCCGCAGAGTGCGTTTCTCCTCTGCCGTAAGCTCTCGCCTGGGCCGCTGCCACCCGCCCTGCACAGCCAGCTTGATCAGCGTAGCAATCGTGTAATGCCCCGCCTTGGCGCTACGCCAGGTGGTCTTACAACCCCCCTTGTCAAAGCTCTGGCCCTGCTGGCTCCAGCTATCGAAGAGCTCAAATCCCGCCTCGCCATATTCATCCTTCAGCGCTCCGGCGATGGAAAACCATGTATCCCGGTCACAATCCGGGCTGATATACAGCAAGCCCTGCTCCGCCTCATGAATCGGCAACGGCTCACCCATGGGGCACCTCGCTAAACAGCTTCGCAGCCTCCACTAACCGGAACCCCGCCTGAACCAGCCGCAGCAAGTCCTTCTCCAGCACCGCCAACTCATCCGCATCAACCCGCCCATCAACCAAGGCATCACGAGTGTTGCTGGTCATCTTCCCTACCCGGGTAATCAACTCAGCCACTTCACTGAAAAGCTCAGTCTTCCCCACATCCTCCTCAGCAGGCATCGGCAACCAAACACAGCCCGTAATCAACGCCAGCGCATCCAGAATTTGATCCAGATCGCCATGGTCACGGGCGTACTCGGTAATTAACTCGAATTGCTGCAGGGTCGGATTTCGTTCGGAATCGTTGAGGTTGAGGTTGTTGTACAGCTGCTGGGGGTGAAGGTCGTAAGTCGCGGCAATCTTCTTCAGTCCCTGCCGCTTTGCTGTCATCGACAGCGCTGTTTTCAGATCAGGCAAGATCTTCTGAGCCAACTCAATGCGGCTCATGCGTGGAATAGGCATGATGAAACTCTCTCCCGGGTTTCTCTAAACAGGCAGGCCCGCTGCCACTATCGTGTAACCAATCAAGCTGCTTTGGCTTCCTCACAGGGGAAAACGCTATCAAGGGAACACTTAACACCACGATCATTCAGCGCTCGCACGATCGCCCGGGCCTGGCCCAGGGAAATATTCGCCCGGCGGCCACACTCATGATGGGTAATCTGCGACTGACTGACCCCTGCAGCTTCTGCCAACTGCAACTGAGTTAAGCCTGCTTTCTGACGATAGTTTTTAAGTGACATGGGCATCCTCCATGCCAGCAGATTACTACCTAGGTATTTGGAAGGTCAATACCTAGGTAGTTTGTTTTTAATACTACAAGGGTATTAAATTTCCCAATGGAATATGGCGACAGACTACGCAATGCCCGGACAGCCAAAGGCTACAGCCAGCAACAACTGGCTGAGGTCTCTGGTGTGCCACAAGGCACCATCTCAAAAATCGAACGCGGAGATCAGCAAACCTCCCGCTACGATCTCGCCTTGTCAGAAGCACTCGAAGTGTCTGCAAAATGGCTACAAACCGGCCACGGCCCGAAATCTCCACACTCAAACTTGGCAGAATCTCCCGCTCGCTACTCCAATCAAATAGCAACCGCACCTGTCATCAGCCACGTGCAAGCTGGGCAATGGGCAGAAGCCATCGACCTCTACTCGCCTGGCGACGGTATAGAGCATCGATCAGTACCCGCTGGCACCTCAGAAAACGCGATCTGGCTGAAAGTAGTGGGCGACAGCATGACCAACCCCAACGGCAACCCCTCCATTCCTGAAGGGTCCATTGTGCTGGTTGATCCAGATCTTCCACCCGATAACGGCAAGCTCGTCGTCGCCAAGCTGGTTGACAGCAACGAAGTGACCCTGAAAAAACTGGTGATCGACGCAGGAAGAAAGTGGCTCAAGCCCCTGAATCCGGCCTACCCCATGATAGAAATCAACGGCAACTGCAACATCGTAGGGGTGGTAAAAAGGATGGAGTACGACTTCTAAGCTACAAGCCCCGATGGCGGCCCCCATTAAAGCACCCTTCTGCACCCTCCCTCCTGCCACTCATATCCAAAGAAAGCATCTCCAGCCCCGCGCTTCCCTCTGAATACTAAAATACTACAAATAGTCTTTTAGTAGTTGACATGACTACTTTGGTACTTTTAACTAATACCAAAGTATTCGGGAGAAAGTCATGTCAACAATCCACATCCACCCCACTGCCACCAGCAAAGCCTGCATCAAATCCCTGCAGGCCCGCACAGGCCTTGTCGCCGTCATCACCGGGAAGACTGCCCAGCTTGTCAACCTGAACCGTTTCAGCAACCACCACGCACCCAAGCCTGCTACTCGGCATGCATTCCTTGATGCCAGGACGAATGGCGATGGCCCCTCTGCGGCCTGATCCGAGGTGACAGTGATGAATACCAACCACACCAACATCCCGGCCCTGATCCACAACGCCAAGCGGGCCTTTGGCCGCCTGATCATCACGGCCGACATGGACAAGGCCTTGGTGAACACCGGCCGCCTGCTGGACCACTACCTGAGCGAAGTGCCTGTCAGCAACACCACCCTTCGGGTACGCGCCCAGATCAACCAGATGGCCGATGAGTACCTGAAGAAGTGCGAGCGGTACAAGGCCGGGAGGAAGGCGGCGTGAACCTCACCACCGAGCAAGAGCGCAGCCTGCGCGCGGCCATCAAGGCCGGCCAGCACAGCCAGAACCCGGTGACGAACCGCATCACCGTGCACGGTGTGGATCTGGACGTGACGGTTTACCGCTTCCAGAAGGATATCAACTGCATGGTCCGCCCGACCGGTGGTACCGACCAGGTATCCATCTGCAACTTCAGCAGCCGCGTTGGCGGCGTCGTGTACGCCACCGCCGCCGAAGCCATAGAGAGAGCCATTGTATGAGAATCATCGCCTTCACCGGCCCCGGCGGCGCCGGCAAGAACACCGCCGCCCAGGCACTTGGCGCCCAATACCACACTGCTGAAGTGTCGTTTGCGGCCCCGCTGTATGAAATGGCCGCCGTGGCCCTAGGCCTCACTGTGGAAGAGATTCATGCGCTCAAGCAACAGGGCGACCAAACCATCCGCGCCCTGCTGGAGCAGCTGGGTGACGCCATCCGCACCACCATCCGCCCGGATTATCTGATCGTGCGCCTGGTGGACACCATGCGCGAACTGGAAGAAAGCCAGGACACCCCCGAACTGGCGGTGATCACTGACCTGCGCACCGAAGAAGAAGCCTACTGGGTGCGGGCGATGAAGGGCCTGGTGATCCACGTCAGCCGCCCGGAAGCGACCAGCGACAGCCAGCACAGCACCAACCAGCCGATCACTTTTGTCCAAGGCGATCAGTACCTGTTGAACAACGGCACAAAGGAAGACCTGATCAAAACCGCCTGCGCGATCGTCAGGAGTTGGGCATGTACGAAAAAGGGTTACATAAAGGCTCAAGGTGTCATATGAGAACTTTCTATTTTCAGCTTTCTAGCAACAGCTCTCACCCTTTTCAGAAGCCTATCATTCTGCTGACTAATTTCATTAATTGGTTCAATGACGCCATTAATAGCTTCAACCAATTTCTCATTTGGATGCTCTTTACCCAAATTTATAAACGTAATAGCACTATGGATAAGAATAATAGCTGTTCTTATTCTAGCGAAGGTCGCCATCGTCGGCATGGGTTCTTGCAAGATCAGCTTCATACCCTCTTCTGTGTGTTCCAAATTTCGGATTGTGTATTCAAACGCAATTATATTCGCGGTTTCCGGGTTTTCCGCTCTCGTTCTCGTGGTTTTAAGAGCTCCAGAAATGAAGCCAAGGGAAAGCGATATATAGGTCAGCGTATCTTCAAAGCGCTTATACCTTGCAGCCTCATCCTTAAGGTCTTGCTTAGCCTGACGCTCACGCTCCAATTCACGCTCGTGGCTAAAAATTCTGCGCGTGCGCTTTTGATCTTCCCTGAAGGTTCTTTTCGTAGAATTGACCGAGTAAAGAAAAACCATAAAAGTAAGCAGAGCCTGCACCCAAGCAGCACCAGCACCGCTGCCGAACCAAGTACCAACACACAGCCAATTATCACAAATCATGGTTTCCCTCCCAATATCAAAGGGATAACCATCTTCCAGCTTGCACCATCAAGTCAATGGGCTGGGGGTGCAGCATGAACCTGCTAGCCCGCCTGCTTTACCGACTCACAGCCAACCGCCCCACCCGGCTGATCAAGATCGAAGGCCAGCCCTATATGGAGCGGTACTTCATCGGTCAGCTGCTGGGACTCACGGTCTACCTGCACCGGTTCGTGCGCGACGACCACGAACGCAGCCTGCACAACCACCCGTGGAACCACGCCATCAGCCTAGTGCTTACCGGCCATTACCAAGAACACCACGCGCCCTTCGCCCGGTGGATTGAACCGGACCTGGTGGTGGCCACCGTAGAGACCCGCCCAGTGCGCTGGCTCAACCACATCACCCGGGCAACCCTGCACCGAATTGCCGGGGTAAAGCCGGAAACCTGGACGCTCTTCATCCACACCGGTTGGAAGCACAAATGGGGCTTTCTGCACGGCCTGGGCGTCCACTGGCCCCACTACGAATACCGAATTTACCAATCTGACCAGCCCCGGGAATGGTGGCACACCGCCAAACCGGGCCGGCTGATCGGCAGGGAGCCATTCGGAGGCCGCCATGCTCACTGACCAGCAACGCGCAGCCCTTCGCAATATGCCCCGCAAACACCAGCCCGCGAACTATGCCGTGCTCGTGGGCCTCCGCGAACACGGCCAGCGCAAAGCCAAGCAGGCCCACACCACCTATGTGCGGGCCAGCAGCGAGCAACGGGCGCTGATGGTGGGCTACTGGGTCGTAAAAAACCTGTACGCCGGGCCCTACCGCAAGCTCGGCCTCACCGTCAGCCGCGCCACCAGCGCCAGGGCCATGCATCCAGTGAAGGGGGAGTAACACCATGAGCCAGCCCACCTACCGCATCAAGCAAGCAGCGCAGCGCCTTGGCACCAAGCCAAGCCAGCTACGCCACCAGCTGCGGGCCATGGGCGCTATCACCGAAGACGAACGGGCCCACCCGGCCTGGGTGCGCGAGGGCTGGCTCAAAGAAGACCACCGCCAATACCACCACCCCGTAGTGGGCTGGAAGTGGCGGACACGTATCGACATTACCGAAGCCGGCCTGGTTGAGCTCTGGGCCCGCATCAGACGCGCCGCGTAAGGCAATGAGGGAGATACATGGCATGGGAAACCGTCAGCAAATACAGCCTGAAGAACGGCAGCTACCGGGTCAGCCTCAGCCAAACCGGGGAAACCCGGGTATTCACCGCCTGGCCCCCAAAACCCGCCTATCAGCCCCTGAACTGGCAGGCATCGGTTCACCAGTGCATCGGCTGCTACCCGACAGCGGACGCAGCCAAAGCCGCCTGTTTGGCCCACGCCGCCGTGAGCGGCTTATGCAGCTTCCTCTGCCGACAGAGCGGCAACCACACCGAGGCGAGCGCGTAATGATCACCTTGCTCTGCCTCGCAGGCCTCGGACTTTATCTGACTCTGGCGCTCACCTGAGTTTTAACCACCAACCACCCTTACGGGAGAGAGAACCATGCGTACCAACGTAGAAGACTTTATCAGTGAGCTGGACGGCGGCGTCTTCGTCGAAAAGCTCGGCCAGGCCCTCTCCGATGTTGCCGCCGGCACCATCGACCACGGCAAAGGCAGGAAGAAAGGGAAAATCGTTCTGGAGCTGGATATCCAGCAAATCGGCGAATCCCACCAGGTCCAGATCAGCCACACCCTCAAGGTGTCCCGCCCCACTCTGCGGGGCAAAGCCACCGAAGAGGACACCACCACCACCCCGATGTATGTGGGCAAGGGCGGCAAGATGACCATCGCTCCCGATGCCCAGATGGATTTCCTGAAAACCCAAGTCACAGAGGAGCAATAACCCAATGGAAGCAATCACATCAACCAGCATGCTGGAATACATCCAGGATAACGGCACTCGCCTGGCGTTCAACTTCACGGCAGCCGAGCTCAATCTTGACGTAGCCGCCCTTCCTGACGACACCAAGGTGCTGGAACTGGAGAAATTCAAACCCCGGCGAAACCGGTTTCGGGGTCACTTTGTAACTCGCAGCATCGACGACTTTGTGAACTACACGGAAAACAAAGCCGACCTCGGCGCCGAATGTTTCGTTTACCCCGACGACATGACCGCCACTGCCGTGCTCAATCTTGGCGATCTCTCAGCCCCCGGGCATGCCGACAGCCAGGCTCAGATGAAGCTGAAGCGTACCGCCGCCTTCATTGCGCTTAACAACATCGACGGCAACACCCGCACCCAGCAGCAGCTGGCCGAATGGCTGGAAGACTGGCGCGACAACATCTGTGGCCTCACCAGCAATGAGCAGGAAATGTCAGCCAGCAAGGTGATCGCCGCCATCCGCCGGATCACCATCAAGGCAGGCAGCACCAGCGACCACACCGAGGGACAGCTCAGCGCCACCCGTTCCTCGCTGGAACAAGTTGAAGCCAGCAGCAACAGCGAACCACTGCCCAGCTTCATCCAGTTCACCTGCACCCCTTATGTTGGCCTGGGTGAACGCACCTTCACCCTTCGCATGAGCCTGCGCGCCGACGAAGACAAACCCCTGCTGGCCCTGCGGATCATCCGCCCGGAGCAGCATGAAGAGGAAATGGCCGAGGAATTCGCCGAGCTGCTGCAGCAGAAGTTCGGCGACATCCTGCCGGTCACCATCGGCGTCTTCAGCGCCTAACAGGAGCCAATCATGCTGGTCGCCCGTTTCTCGGTGCACGTCGAACAACCATGGATCAGCCCCAAGGCCCGCCGCCTTGGGAGCCGGAAATGGCTGATCAAGATCCACGCGGGAAACGGGCCCGACCGCAGCACAGACGAAATCCGCAACCAAAACCCCTGCAACCTGGTGGACGTGCTCGACACCGCCACCCAGTGCATCGACGACATGCTCACCGAGCTGGACATGACCGTCACCGATGCCGGGTTTCAGGTGTTTTTGTTGAGGTAATAGGAATCCATGACTTTAATCATAAATCAGTCACGCACCCTTTCTTATCAAGCGATCCTGTTCAGCGATTTCATCCTGATCAGGTATTTCGAGAAGGGCATTTATGTCTTTGGAATATTCAACCTGATATCTATCCAGCAAATCGCCATAAAAGTCGAGCTTAGAAATCACCATATGAAGCAGAGATTCATATTCCTCCAGGTGCTTCCCTGCAATCCAAGCATCAAAAGCCTGCTCAATTTCTTTTATATGGTTGCTTGCCGACGCCATAAGAAGAAGAGCCCCATTATTCGGAAGGTCACGGAGCATCACATCCCGGAGAGCTTTATAATCCTCAATTATCAGATTAGAAATATGCTTGAGCGCCCTTACAGGTTTTTTACCCCCGTTGTTAGCAGAAGCGTCTTTAAGTATCTGAAGGTCTTCTCTCACATTAAAAATAAGCAGCGTCCCTCTCGCAAGATTCTGAAGTCTTTCATCCTGCTTGCTCTTAATCGCAGCTTTTCTCTGACGCTGCAGAGTAAAGTTTGTAACGAAAAGACTGACCAATATCGCACCCAAAGTCCCGAATACCTGAAGCCAAGTCGCAAGCATTTTCCCCTGCTCACTTATCAACCAATCCCACATATTTTCCTCATGATCTGTATGAAAGCGATTTCGATCATGACTTTAACTGAGCACTCGATCAATAAACCTACCAAAGCATGGGCCTCGAGATGAACCACTTCCGCACCCACCCCCAAGCCGGCTTCAACTTCGATGAACTGGTCGTGGACAACTTCGCCGGCGGCGGTGGTGCCAGCACCGGTATCGAGCAGGCCATTGGCCGGCCCGTGGATATCGCCATCAACCACAACCCGGTGGCACTGGCCATGCACGAAACCAACCACCCCCACACCAAGCACTACTGCGAATCCGTGTGGGATGTGGATCCGCGCAAGGTCACCCAGGGCCGGCCGGTGGGCCTCGCCTGGTTCAGCCCAGATTGCCGCCACTTCAGCAAGGCGAAGGGCTCCAAGCCGATTTCCCCACAGGTACGCGCCCTGGCCTGGGTAGTGATGCGCTGGGTGGGTACCGTGAAGCCACGGGTGATCATGCTCGAGAACGTGGAAGAGTTCGTCACCTGGGGCCCGGTGATCAAGAAGAAAACCCCTGACGGCGTGATCCACCTGCCCTGCCCCAAGCGCAAGGGCCACACCTTCCGCAGCTTCGTGAATGCCCTCAGAAGCCACGGGTACCAGGTAGAGTGGAAAGAACTGCGCGCCCACGACTACGGCGCCCCCACCATCCGTAAGCGCCTATTCCTGGTAGCTCGCTGCGACGGCCAGCCCATCGCCTGGCCGAAACCCACCCACGGCCCGGGCCTCAAGCCCTACCGCACCGCGGCGGACATCATCGACTGGAGCCTGCCCTGCCCCAGCATCTTCGACCGCAAGCGCCCGCTGGCCGACAACACTTGTCGCAGAATCGCTGAGGGTATCCGCCGCTTTGTCGTTGAGGATCCGGACCCCTTCATCATCAAAACCAATCATGGGTACGGTTATTTCAGGGGGCAGCAGCTGACCGATCCATTGCAAACCGTCACCAGCAAGAACGGCTATGCCCTGGTAAAAGCCTTCCTCGCCAAACACTACACCGGCGTAGTCGGTACCGACCTGCGCAAACCCCTGGGCACCATCACCACCGTGGACCACCACAGCCTGGTGACCAGCCACATGGTGAAGCTGCGCGGCACCAATGTGGGCCATGCTGCTCGCGCCCCCCTTCACACCATCAGCGCCCAGGGCAATCACCACGGGTTAGTAACTGCCCACATTCAGCGGGACTTCGGAAACAGGGTGGGCAGCAGCATGAGGGAGCCCATCGGAACCGTCACTGCTGGGGGTGGTGGCAAAGCGGCCATGGTCCACGCCTTCCTGATGAAGTACTACAGCGAGGGCGGCCAGTGGCAGGCCCTGAAAGAGCCACTGCACACCATCCCCACCAAAGACCGGCTCGGCCTGGTCATGGTGAAAGGCGAGCCCTACCAGATCGTGGATATCGGCATGCGCATGCTGCAGCCCCACGAGCTGTTCGCCGCCCAGGGCTTCCCGGCCGACTACATCCACACCCACACCTTCGACGGCACCCGCCTCACCAAGGCCGACCAGGTGAAGATGTGCGGCAACAGCGTCTCACCCTACCCCTGCCGGGCACTGGTGGAGGCAAATATGGTTCAATCAATGGAGGCAGCAGCATGACCACAGGAGCCACCATGATCACCGATGAGCAGCGCCTGCAGCAGCAGGGCCTGGAGACCCTGAGCAAGAAAGCCAAGGCCTTCTGCGAGCGCCAATACCGCCGCCACGGTCCTATCGCTGGCTGCGATAGCTGCCCATTAGCCAAACCCTGCCGGACCAACCCGGCCCCAGATGACAAGGCGGAACACCAGCGCCGAATCTTGTCGATCAACGCCACTGCCGCCTGGCTACCCTGGGAGGCCACATGATCACAGATGAACTGCTGAGCTATGAGGAAGCCAAGGCCCTGACTGGCTACAAGCGGGTAAGCGATCAGGAAAGCTACCTGAAGCACCGTGGCGTGCCCTGCTGGGTAAACCGTAGCGGAACCCTCATTGCCATGCGCGAAGCTGCCAGAACGGCTTTGGGAGCCCCCACAGCGCCTACACAGGGCAAACCCGACGACCCCGAAGACCGGCTGCACATAGACGAGGTAGCCTGATGCCCCAGAAACGCAACAAGGACAACCGCCGCCTGCCCACCGGGTGGCGCTTCAGGAAGGGATTCTTCTGGTATCGGGTACCGGATAGAGAGCGCGAGCTGTTTGACGGCAAGGCCGAGTTTAAACTTGGCCGGACCGAAGCAGAGGCTTACGAGGAATGGGCCCGCCGCAAACGGATCCAGGAACGGGCCTACACGCTCCGCCAGGGCTTCACACGGTACCGGGCCGAGGTGATGCCCAAGAAAGCAGCCAGCACCCAGAAACAGCGCTCTTATTCGCTGCCTCGGCTTATGACCGCTTTTGGCGATCTAGCACCCCACGAGCTCACACCGTCGATGATCTACCGGTACCGGGACCACGTCAGCAAGGTGAAATCCCAGAAATGGGCCAATGTGGACATGGAGACCTTATCTCATGCACTCAGTTGCATGATCGAATGGGGCGACCTGGACCGCCACACAATGCGCGGCCTACGCTTCAAATTTTCCGCCGGCACCCGCAAGCACAGAGTCACCGACCAAGACCTGATTGCCTTCGCGGAAACCCTGCCGCGCAAGTGGCAGCTCTACATCAGCCTTAAGCTGCTCACCCGGGGCCGGCGCAAAGGCGAGATTCTGCGCCTGACTGTCAATCACCTGACCAAAGACGGGATCCAGTTCAGGAACAACAAACCGCCTTATGACGAGTACCTGGTGGAATGGACCCCGGAGCTGAGAACCGTCGTGGAAGAGATTCTGGCCATCCCGCCCCGCCGGATCGGTAGCGCCCACCTGTTTCTGACCCGCAACGGCCGGCCCTACATCGATTTCGAGGGCGACACCAGCAGCTTCAACACCATGTGGACCAGGTACATGGCCAAAGCAGTCAAAATGGGCCATGTCAGCGAACGGTTCACGGAAAACGACTTGCGGAAGAAAGCGGTAGACGGGGAAAGCCTGCAGCGGGCCCAGGAGTTACTGCGCCACACCACGGCCCAAACCACCAAAAAGCACTACACGATTCAGGACCGGATCAAGACCAAATGAGCAACCTTGAAGCCCTAAAAGTGGGGAGGATTGGAGAAAGTGGGGAAACGAAAAAGGGCCCGCCATTGGCGAGCCCTTTAAATTTGGTGGGTCGTGCTGGATTCGAACCAGCGACCAATTGGTTAAAAGCCAACTGCTCTACCAACTGAGCTAACGACCCGCTCCCGAAGGAGGCGCAAATAATACGGATTTATTTCCGGGTGACAAGGGGGAAACCGATTTTTTTTCCCCTTTACTGATAGTTTGTTGGATCTTTGACCAATGCCTCTTCAAAGCCCTGCTTGCGCAGGCGACAACTGTCGCATTTGCCACAGGCATTGCCATTCTCGTCAGCCTGATAACAGGACACGGTCAACCCATAATCCAGCCCCAGAGCCGTGCCTTGCTGGATGATCTGCGCCTTGCTCAAGTGCATCAATGGCGTTTCCACAGTGATCGGGCTGCCTTCCACTCCCGCCTTGGTGGCCAGATTGGCCATGGTCTGGAACGCCTCAATAAAGGCCGGTCGACAATCCGGATAGCCGGAATAGTCCACCGCGTTGACACCGATATAGATGGCCTGGGCCTCCACCACCTCCGCCAGACCCAGGGCCAGAGACAGAAAGACGGTATTACGGGCAGGCACATAGGTGACAGGAATACCCTCACCGCCCTCCTCCGGCACCGCAATGGAATGGTCGGTGAGCGCAGAGCCGCCAATATTGCCCATGCCCAGTTCAATCACCCGATGGCTGAGCGCGCCAAGGGCTGCGGACACCCGCTCCGCCGCATCCAGCTCGGAACGGGTGCGCTGACCATAGTCGAAAGCAATGGTATGGCACTGGTAGCCCTGATCCCGGGCAATGGCCAAACAGGTGGCCGAATCCAGACCACCGGACAGCAATACCACGGCTTTTTTCAT